GGATATGGCAGGGAAATTTGTGGACGTAAAATTGCGCCTTATCGATAAAATGACAAGTCCACTGAAATCTGCGGGAGCAAAATTAAAGGATAGTGCAAACCAGTGGACAAAAGCTGGCAAACAGATTCAGAGCACCGGAAAATCCATTTCTGCAGTAGGTGCAGGGATGACCAAAGCTGTAACGATTCCTATTGTAGGGGCAGGTGTGGCAGCAGTTAAAACAGCAGCAGACTTCGAAAAAGGAATGTCTACAGTACAGTCTATCTGTGGAGCATCCGGAAAAGATTTGCAAATGCTTTCGGATAAAGCAAAAGAGATGGGAGCGAAAACAAAGTTCTCTGCAACGGAGGCAACAGAAGCATTTAAGTACATGGGAATGGCCGGATGGAATACCGGACAAATGATGGACGGTATCGAAGGTGTAATGCATCTGGCCGGAGCTACAGGAGAAGATCTTGCATCCACATCGGATATTGTTACAGATGCAATTACAGCATTTGGCCTGTCGGCAAAAGATACAAATATGTTCGTTGATGTGTTGGCTCAAACGGCGAATAGATCAAATACGGACGTAGGAATGCTGGGAGAATCCTTTAAATATGTTGCACCGGTTGCTGGTTCGCTGAAATATAATGTGCAGGATGTATCTACTGCTCTTGGACTTATGGCTAATAGTGGAATTAAGGCATCCACTGCAGGTACATCATTAAGATCGTGGATGTCGCGAATGGCGGCACCTACAGATCAAGTTTCTGCGGCAATGAAAGCGGTTGGAATCTCACTGACGGATTCTGCAGGAAAGACAAAAGATTTTGCTACGGTCATGAAAGATACAAGGGCCGGATTTGCAAAATTAACAGATGCACAAAAAGCGCAATATGCTTCTGCGCTTGCAGGAAAGACAGGAATGTCGGGACTACTCGCGATTGTAAATTCTTCGGATAGCGATTTTAATAAGCTGTCGAGCGCAATTTACAATTCGGATGGCGCGTGTCAAAAAATGTACGATACGGCACAGAATAACCTTGTAGGACAGCTTACAATTTTAAAATCAACAGTGGAAAGCATTGCAATCTCTTTTGGAAATCGCATGACACCACATGTGAAAAAAGCAACCGAATGGCTGCAGAAGATGGCGGATAAATTTAATGCGTTAAGCCCAAAGCAGCAGGACATGATCATAAAGCTGGCATTAACAGCGGCGGCCGCAGGACCGGCAATCTTAATTTTTGGAAAAATGGTAACCACAGCCGGAAAAGTTGCATCGAACATAGGAAAAGTGGGAAAAGCATTTAAAAAATTTGGATCTATTGCTGGAATTGTCACCTCTCCGGCCGGGATAGTTGTGGCCGTATTACTGGCTATAGTAGCGGCTGGAATTCTGGTATGGAAGAATTGGGATAAGATAAAAGAAGTAGGTGGGAAAGCATTTGGCTACATATCTAAAGTAATGCATGCCTGCGGAGGAAAAAGCGAAAGCTTAAAGAAAGCGATAAAACCAATAAGTACAGAACTTTCGGGGATATGGAAAAGTATAAAAACACTGTGGGAGATTGCGAGCCCGTATATTAAAAAATTTGGTTCGGAAGTAAAACTTGTGCTTGGAATTACTTTGGGAGGAGCAATCGGAGGAGCAATCGGACTGTTTAAGTCGCTATTCAATTCCGCAACGACAGTGATCGGAGGAATACTGCAGGTATTTAACGGACTGCTACAGTTTGTAACAGGAGTTTTTACGGGAAATTGGAGAAAAGCATGGACCGGAATACAGAATATATTCGGCGGGGCTTTTAAGGCTCTGGTAGGTTTGTGTAAGACACCGATAAATGCGGTTATTGGCATTATAAACGGAGCAATTGCCGGAATTAACAAGCTGGGAGTTAAAATACCAAGCTGGGTTCCTGGAATTGGAGGAAAAAGCTTTTCTATTAATATTCCAAAGATCCCACAGTTGGCCAAAGGTACGAAAAATTGGAGAGGCGGAATCGTGCAGGTGCATGAGCAGGGCGGAGAAATTATCGATCTGCCGCGCGGATCCAGAGTATACCCGCATGACGAATCTGTGCAGATGGCATATAAGGCCGGAAGATCCGGAGGTGGAAAAAGTGTGGTTGTGCAGAAATTCGCAGATCAAATTGTAATTCGAGAGGAAGCAGATATACATAAGTTTGCGAAAGAATTTGTGGATTTACTGGAAAAAACGAGCGATAACATGGGAGGAGATATAGATGGATATATACCTGAACTGGGATAATGAAAAGAAGTCGATACTTCTTCCGATAAACCCGGAATCCTTCGAAATTTCCGGATCGCAGAATAACCAGTCTGTATATGTGCACAATCTGGGAGAATTGAATCTGAAAGGAAAGAGAGGACTCTACGGAATAACACTGGAGTCCTTTTTTCCAGCACAAAAATACAGTTTCCAGCATGGAGAATTCCATGAGCCATATGATTACTACTGCAAAAAACTGAAAACGCTCTACGAGAGCAATACAACGGTACATCTTATTATTACGGAAACGGATATAAATATGTTTTGCACAATAGAAACATTTATACACGGAGAAGCGGATCAGACCGGAGATGTAAAATACAGCCTTGCATTAAAGGAGTACAGGGAGGTTGTGGCTGCAAAACGTAAAGCGACAAAAAAGAAAACGACAAAGAAAAGGATATCGACAAAGCCTAAGATAGTATCCTACACATGGAAAAAAGGAGATACATGGTCCAAAGTTGTGAAAAAATGTCTTGGATCATCGAAAACCTGGAAAACAGTAAGGAAAAATAACCAGAGTGTTATTAACAAGGCAAAGAAAAAGCATCCTAAGAAGAAAGAAACGACTGCACTTATTGGATATAAGGTGATGATAAAATGATTAAGCTGCTGTGGAAAAGCGATTACGAACTAAATTATGAAAAAGTGGAATGGAGCGGAACGGATACACAGGCATCCAGACAGGTGCTGTTTACAATTCCAACAAACCACTATGATAAGGGATTCCAAAACGCAAAAATACAGCTGGGGGATCTGATACACCTGTATGATGGTAAAACGCAGCTTTTTGTCGGGATAGTAACAAGCCGGGAAAAATCTGCAGCTATAGGAACGACATCCTATACAGCGAAAGATTTTATGCATTTCTTGCTAAGATCCAATACATCCAGAATTTTCCGGAATAAAACACCGGAGCAGATAGTAAAAAATGTGTGCAAAGAGGTGGGAGTACAGTGTGGAAGCCTTGTGAAAACAAAGGTAAATATTCCTAAGCTGATTTTTGATGACCAGTCTGTTTACGATATTATTATAAAAGCATACCGGAAAGCTTCGGGCACAACAAAGAAAAAATATATGCCAAAAATGGAAGGGAAAAAACTGACCATTATTGTTAAAGGGCAGGATTCCAAGGTTACGCTGGACCAGGCGAAAGATATTACAGATGCATCGTATTCGGATACTACGGACAATATGGTAAACCTCGTAAGAATCTACAATGACAAGAAAAAGCAGATCGGGAAGGTACAGAATAAAACACTTACCAAGAAATACGGGATATACCAGAGCACCTACACGAAAGAAAAAGGGGTAAATGCCAAAAAAGAGGCAGAGTCCATGTTTGTGGGAGTTACGCAGGAAGCGTCTGTGGAAGCAATTGGAAAAATTGGAGCGATTGCAGGAAGAAGCATCGTAATATACGAGAGTGCAACCGGACTTTCCGGAAAATTCTATGTAACGAGCGACACACATACATTCGAAAATGGAATACATACTATGCAGCTGCAGCTTGCGTGGAGAAATACCATGGAGAGTGGGGCAGATACAGAAAGTAGTTCCAAGTCTAAAACAAAGAAAAAGACACACAGCAGAAGTGCAGTTGCTTACTATCTGGAAGATGGGAAAGCATACCATTCCACACCATCCTGCAGTGCTCTTGCCGGGAAAAACCCGCGAAAAACTACAGTGGCAGCAGTGCTTAAGATTGTAAATAGGCGTGGAAAAAACAAAGGGAAACCGAAGTACAAAAAATGCGAAAAATGCTGGAGATAAAAAATGACAACTGAAGAAAAACTTATAAATATCATACGCATGGAAGGGGCGAAAAAAAATACACCGGCATTGACACTTGGAGAAATGATCTCTAAAAACCAGTGTCAGGTGGGAGAAAATATCCTGGAAGCAGATGATCTGTATATAGCAGAGCATCTTGTAAATGCATATGAAGTGGCAATAACACTGGATGCTGTACCGGCATACATAAGCACGCAGGCATCCTCTACACCAGTATGGATAAAAAATCAGAAAGCAACAGTGCAAAACAGCCTTAAAAAAGGAGATGTGGTACTGTTGTATCCGATTAGCACGGAAAAATACGTGATAATCGAGAAGGTGGTGAGCTTATAATGTTTCCGTTTGATCTGGAAGATGGAGAAATAGATGTAGAGCAGGAAGAAGAAAAAGAACCAAAAGAGTATGAAATTAATCTGAAGACGGGAAAATTGACCGGACGGATGATTACTGGATTAAAAGCGATTGAGCAGTGGATATATATAACACTTGCTACAGATCGCTTTTTTTATACACAGTATTCCTGGGACCATGGATCGGAGCTTAACACGCTTATAGGCAAGCATGTATCACAAGATTATGTAAAAAGCGAAGTAAAACGCATGATCGAGGATGCCCTGACACAAAACGATTTTATACTTGGGATCGATGATCTACAGTGCAGCATAAAAAAAGATGTACTGACGGCAAGCTTTACAGTGCAGACAACATATGGGGAGGTGAGCATAAATGTTTGATAATAAAGATTATGACTCCATTATGGAAGAAATGCTGGATGATTTCGGTCAGGATGTAAACACGGATGAGGGATCTCTTGCCTATAATGCATGTGCGAAAATTGCAGAACAGCTGGAAGATACATATGGAGAAATGGACGCGATAAACAACAACATGACGCCGGATACAATGGATCTGGAACACTTGATCAATTTCGGAAAAACACAGCGTGGGATTGATTTTAAATATGCCACAGCACCGGTTGTCAGGGGAGTTTTTAAGCAGGAAATAGAGGTTGGCCAGCAGTTTACGTGTGGTGACTATACATATACGGTTACGGAGCAGATAACGGGATTTGAAATAACGGGATTTGAATATAAATTATCCTGCGACACGGAAGGAATCGAAGCAAACCAGACGATGGGAGAACTGGAACCAGTAGATTTTGTGGACGATTACCAAGGCGGCCAGATAACAGAAATTCTTGCAAAAGGAACGGAGGACGAAGATACAGAGATTTTCCGAAGCCGTGTAATTGAAACTTTCCAGAGCACGGCATTCGGAGGAAATAAAGCGGACTATCGGGAAAAGGTTAACAGCTTGGCCGGAGTTGGGGGATGTAAACCCAAAAGAAGAGAAGCGGGCAGCAAGTGGATAAATGTGTATATAATCGGTTCCGATTATGATGTGCCGGCACAGAAAGTTGTTACAGCAGTACAGACAGCAATAGATCCGGAACAGAGCCATGGAGAGGGAGACGGACTTGCACCGATCTGCCACGAAGTTTTAATTAAACCGGTCGAGGCAGTACCGGTGGATGTATCTTTGAAAATAACATGGGATTCGGGATATTCTGCAGATACATCCAAGAGTGCAATCGATGCCGCAGTACAAGAGTATTTGCTTAAATTACGGCAGACATGGGAGAGTACAGGGCTTAATACAGAGTATGTGCGAATTAACCAGATTGAGGCGAAAATCTTGTCTGTAGAGGGTGTGGTGGATGTTGCGGATACAACATTAAACGGCACAGCAGGAAATATCGAATTAAGCTATACGCAAATTCCGACGTTTGGGGGTGTGGTTATTGTTTAATGCACCAAAAATTATTACGCAGATACCGGATATTGCACAGATTTACGCGATAAACGACAAGCAGATTGCAGAGCTGGAAGCGGCAACGGACCAGCTGGATGCAAATATTCTACCGGATACAATGTCTGAGAAGAACACAATAAAATGGGAAAATACACTTAAGATAGTACGACAGGACAATGATACTTTAAATGATCGACGACTGCGTGTGAAGACGAAGATCCTAGAAAAGCTACCATATACGTACCGGGTGATATTAAGCCGCCTGAATGCTTTGTGTCCGGATGGATACAGCATGGAAATTAACGAGAGTAGGACAGACATAGTGGTAAAATTGGCATTAAAATCTAAAAAGATGGTCGATGCCGCAGAGGAAATGTTGGAAAACTACATACCCCTAAACATGACACTAAAAGTTATGATTATGTATAACACCTATGAGGTACTACAAAAATTTACCTATGGGGAGCTGCAGAAACATACATATAAAGATCTCAGAGAGGAAGTGATGGAATGAGTAAAACAACAGAAAATTATGGACTCACGAAGCCAGAAGTAGGAGAGTTCTTTTCCCTGGAAACATGGAATGAAAACATGGATAAGATCGATGGGGAATTAAAGAAGAGGGAGGATGCGCAAAAAGAATCGGATAATTCGCTTATGAATCCGAAATTTACGGAAGCGAAAGAAAGAAAAAATCTGACATCAGGGGAAAAGATACATCTGATGCTGGGGAAAATTTCAAGGTTTTTTAGCGACATGAAAGCAATTGCTTTCTCCGGGAGCTACAACGATCTTGTGGATAAGCCGAAAATTCCGACGGTACTGAATAACCAGACAACTACGGAGGAAGGGTATGCACTGGATGCACGGCAGGCGAACCCTAATATAGACGGCACGTTGGCCAAGCAGGTAGCTGATTTAAACGGCAGTTTAATGAATAATCTGTTCTATGGACAGCAAGTTTCCAACATAAAAGATATAGGCAGTGTTGGGTTATATTTTATTACTAATGCTTCCGAAATGCCGAGCGGTAACCCATTTATAGTATATTCTTTTGGTATTGCAGGTCGAAGTAGGAACTATCCAATATTTGCGTTTGACACCTATAGTGACTACATGCTATATGTGGGGCGAAATGCTAGCAATGATGGAGTAAATTATGCTTTTTCAGGATGGACTCAAATTCAAACAAAATTATCGTAGCGGATTTTAGACTTTATGTAAATTAAAATTACCATCCCAAACAGTTACATAAGCTAAAAATCCACTGCGTGCGCTCATTAGGAATCCAGCTCCAAACTTAACTATATTCATGGTGGCAACATCACCTGGATTCCAATGAAACATACATAGAGTAAAATCACCGACATTTTGTAAATCATTACCAGAATAAAGAGATTTCCAATATTCAGAGTCAATTTCATCGATATTATATATACCGATGCCTTTAGATATGTCGGTATTTGTTTTCCAAAGATGGATTACACCACGATGGATAAAACCATAAGACACATTATTTAAACTGCCGTTTAAGAAAATATATCGAACAAATATTCGAACGTAACTTATAAACCATTTATTATAGAAAGGAAAAAATAATATGGATAAAATTATTTTGGCCGATGATACGGCCTATGAAATCAAAGAGGGAGCATCCCTTGGAAATGTACCAATTGTAGTGGAAAAATTTGCAGACATTAAAAATATGGCAGCAAAATTTACAGATGAAAATCTTAAAAAAGTAAAATTTGTGCATAACGAAGATGTATCTGGAGAATACGAAAATCTGACCAATGCAAGCCCATATAGCATCGAAGAAAATACGGATAAAACCTACACGGTACATATTGCTTTACGCACAAAAACAGAGCTGGAAAAGAAAGTGGATGCAATTGCAGAAGCGTGCGAAATGAACGCTGCAGCAATCGAAACAGTGCTAACGGATGTGATTCCGGGAACAGAAGCATAAGGAAGGAGGAAACAAAATGACTTTTGCAAAATTTATTGCAACCAGAATCGAAGATGCAGCAGAAGAATCTCTGTCAAAAGGACAGGAAAAATACAGAAGCTTTTTTGTGCGGACAAAAATTTACCGCAAATGGCAAAATGAAGCGGATGCAATTTTAACAAAGGATGGCCACAAGGATGTAATTGTGGCAGTATAGGAGGAAAAAATGAAACAGGCATTGTGTACAACACTGGGACTTATTGGATCAGGCGTGGCAGCAGTCTTTGGAGGATGGGATTCCGGACTAGCCACGCTTGTAATTTTTATGATCGCAGACTACATTACAGGACTGATTGTGGCTGGAGTATTCCACACGAGCACAAAAACAGGCACAGGAGCGCTGGAAAGCCGTGCAGGATGGAAAGGGCTGTGTCGAAAATGCATGACGCTCTTGTATGTACTTATTGCGTATCGATTAGATATACTGATCGGAAAGCATTATATCAGGGACGCGGTAATTATTGCATTTACAATTAATGAATTGATATCTCTAACGGAAAATGCAGGATTGATGGGGATTCCGATGCCACAGGTTATAAAAAATGCGATCGATATTTTACAAAAGAAAGGCGATAAAAAATGAGAGACAAGAAACTTCTGCACCCAGAGTTGCAAGCGAAAATTGCATTGCTGGAAAAAGAGCTTGGAAAAGAAAATATAAAGATCGGATGGGCGGAAACACTGCGGACAAAGGCGGAGCAGGACAACCTGTATGCCAAAGGCAGGAGCAAACCAGGACCAAAGGTAACGAACGCACCGGGAGATTCGTATAGATCCATGCATCAGTGGGGAATCGCGGCAGATTTCTACCTGGTTATGGATATCGATGGAGACGGGCAGACCAAAGATGATGCGTACAACAATGCGAAAAAGACATTTAACCGTGTCGGCAAGGTTGCAAAAAAACTTGGATTAGAGTGGGGGGGAAATTGGAAATCAATTAAGGATCTGCCACATTTACAGCTGCCACAATGGGGCAGCACTCCAACAAAATTGATCGCAACCTACGGATCACCGAAAAAATTTATGAAATCGACATCCTGGGGAACATCTTCCGGAAAGAAAGCGGCTGGAAATGCATCTAAGGCGCAAAAGAACACGGACAAGGCGGCAACGCGGATCGAGTCTGCACAGAGTTTTAATAAAGCGTATGCGGGTGCATATAAAGCTGCAGCTAACTGCAACCTTATGGCCGGACCGGGAACCGGTGTAGTGGCAACATTGGAAAAAGGAACACAAGTACAGTGCTATGGATATTACACTGCCAAGGGAGGGAAGATTTATCTGTTTGTGCAATGCGGAAAGAAAACAGGATTTTTAAATAAAAATGATCTTAAATAGTAGGGGGAAGAGAAAATGCTGTATTACTTAGGAAAAGAAGGAAATGCATTTAAAAAAGAAGAATGTAAAGAATATAAGACAAAGGATGGAGCATTAAAAGCAATGGCTCAGGCAGAAGGAACTTGCGTATGGGATGCGGAAGGAAATCTGATTAACGGAAAATTAGAGGCAGAAACAGAACCGGAGCAGCAGTCAGAGCCGGAGGCAGAACCGTAGGAGATCTGTATTTATCTGGAGAAACAGAATTCGTGCAATTTGAACAGCTGTA